AACGGTACGTATAGCAATCCGGATCATGCGTGCGGGTTTTCTGGGTTTTGGTCTCGGGATTCGCGGGGTTTGACTCGCTAAACCGGTTCGTTTAGGACTTTCAGCTCCCAGGTGGGGCTGCGACTCGGCCCAGGAGGTCGGAATGGCTGCACCGAAGGCTCCGGTTGGGTTGGGTAGGGCTGGTCGGGCGTTGTGGGCCTCGATTGCTGGGGCGTATGAGCTTCGGGCGGATGAGGTTTCGGTGCTTGAGCAGGCTGCTGGTGAGGCGGATCTGATCGCGGCGTTGAAGGCCGGCTTGGTGGGTGAGCCTCAGTTGGTGAAGGGTTCGCAGGGTCAGCAGGTGATTCATCCGATCATTGCGGAGTTGCGGCAGCATCGGGCGACGTATGCGGCGTTGTTGCGGCAGTTGAAGTTGCCGGATGTGAATCCGGAGCAGGCTGCTGGGGATCGTTCGACGGCGGCGCGGGCTGCGGCTAATGCCCGCTGGTCGCAGCGTGGCGCGTAGCCTCACTGCCCCGGTCTCGACTGCTGACGCGGAGTTCGCGGAGATCATCGGCTGGTATGAGGACCTGTTGGAGCGGACGTACCCGCCGGCGGATCTGGTGTGGGAGCCGGTGAAGGTCGGTCCGACGTGGCAGTACGACGACGGCTGGACCCTTCCCGAGTTCACCCTCGGCTGGCGCATCCTGGCGTGGTGCGGGGTGTGGCTGCGGGACAAGCACGGGAAGCCGTGGCAGTTCACCCCGGAGCAGACACGGTTCATCCTCTGGTTCTTCGCCCTCGACAGCGAGGGTGGATGGATTTACCACTCGGCAGTCCTGCAGCGACTGAAGGGCTGGGGCAAGGACCCGCTCGCGGCGTGCCTGTCAGTTGCGGCGATGTTCGCTGAGGTCACGTTCGATCACTGGGACGGCGAGCATCCAGTAGGGCGAGAAGAGCCCGCAGCGTGGATTCAGCTCGTTGCTGTGTCGCAGGAGCAGACACAGAACACGATGAAGCTGTTCCCGTCGCTGATCTCGATCGAGGCTCGGCGCTACTACGGCATCCAGGTCGGCAAGCTCAACGTGTGGGGGCTCGGCGACACCCGCCAGATTCAGTCAGTGACCAACAACCCGCTCTCCATCGAGGGCAAGCGCCCGACGTTGGTGATCAGGAACGAAACGCAGAACTGGAACTCATCCAACGGTGGCCATGAGATGGCCGGTGCGATTGACGGCAACGCAGCGAAGTCCGAGGACGGCGCGGCTCGAATGCTTGACATCTGCAACGCCTACCGGCCCGGTGAGGATTCGGTTGCCCAGCGAGCGCGTGAGGGCTGGGACAAGACGCAAGGTGATGACGCGCAGGCAGCCGATTTCGGTTTGCTGTATGACTCGCTCGAGGCCCCGCCGGATGCTCCGTTGACGGTTGAGGACGCGCCGGCGGTGGTTGCGTCGATCCGCGGCGACGCGGTGTGGTTGTCGGTGAAACGGATCATCGCCTCCATTTTGAATCCGTCGAACCCGGCGTCGGAGTCTCGGCGTAAGTGGTACAACCAGATCACGGCCGCTGAGGACGCGTGGGCTGACCCGAACAAGGTGAAGTTGTGCCCGACGGATGAGCAACTGGCCCCGGGTGATGAGGTTGTGCTGTTCGGGGACGGGTCGAAGTCCGATGATGCGACTGGGCTGCTCGCGGTCCGGGTATCGGACGGGTTGGCGCAGGTTCTGCACGTCCAGCAGCCCCGCAAGGGCTCGATCGTGGACCGGGACGCTCTCGACCATGCGGTGACGCTCGCGTTCGGCACATACGACGTGATCGGGTTCTGGTTCGACCCGTCGCACGCGAAAGATGACGACGCTGAGGGCGACAACCGGTTCTGGTGGCCGCTGTGCGACGACTGGATGGCCCGCTACGGGAACCGGCTGAAGTTCTGGGCAGTGAATTCCGGTGACCGCAGGCACGCGATCGCGTGGGACATGACATCCCCGGCGCGGCAGTCGCTGTTCGTGCCGGCGGTGGAACAACTCGAGACCGATATCGAGAACGGCCAGTTCCGGTTCCACCGGTCGAACTGGCTGCTCGAGCATCTGATCAACGCCCGCAGGGCGCCCAGCAAGTTCGGGGTGTCGATGCGGAAAGACGGCCGGGAATCACGCAAGAAAATCGACTTGGCGGTGTGCGCGGCCGGCGCCCGGATGATGTGGCGGCACGTGCAGCTGTCCCGGATCGACACGAAGCCAGTTCGGACGAACGTGGCGTACTTCAAACGGTGAGAGGGGCAGCGGGTGGCGTTCAAGCCGGATGATGCGCTCGACGCGGCCCGCAACATTTGGGCCGGGCCCCGTATCCATGAGGCGTCGCGGCTGAACTTCATCTCATCGGCCGTGTCCCCGAAGCGTGCCTACCAGAACTACGTCAACCAGCCGTTCAGTTCGGCCGGTCTCGGGCATCCGACGGTAGAAATGCCCGAGGACGCGCCGCAGGTGATGAGGAACCTCGCGTGGAAGGCCCGTACGAACTTCCTGCCCCTGATCCTGGACGTGTTCTCCCAGGTGATGAAGGTGGACGGCTACATCGAAGCGAACGGTAAGCCTTCGACGGTGTGGGACAAGGTGTGGCAGCCGAACGGGCTCGACGCGAGGCAGACCGGTATTCACCGATCAGCGTTGCAGTTCGGCGCGTCCTACGCATCGATCCTGCCCGGCACCACAGCCCCGGTCGTGAAGGGATTCTCACCGATCGAGATGACCGCGATCTATGAGGACCCGACGGTCGATGACTGGCCGATGATGGCGCTCGAGGTCCGCGGGCCGATGATGCGGCTCTACGACGAGACGAGCGTCTACTACATCGGCATCGAGAACTACCCGATCTCGGGTTTGGGCGCGAACGTGCTGATGCTGCCCCCGCCCGGTGACTGGAAATACTTGGAGAAGCGGGACCACGGCATGGGGTTCTGCCCTATCGCACGGTTCCGGGACCGGATGCTGCTCGAAGGTGAGGAGCAGTTCGGGATCATCGAACCGTTGATCGACATCCAGCGCCGGATCGATGAGACGACGTTCGGGATGTTGACAGCGCAGTATTACGCGGCGTTCAAGCAGCGGTACGTCATCGGTTGGATACCGCAGTCCGAAGCGGAAGCTGTGGAAGCGTCCGTGGCGGCGTTGGTGACGTTCCAGGACGCTGATGTGAAGGTCGGGGAGTTCACCGAGACGGACCTGACCCGCTACATCGGGTCGAAAGATTCGGCGCTGTCGGACATGGCCGCGATCGCGCAGGTCCCGGCGTCGGCGCTCGGCAATTCGTCGTCATCGATGCGGAACGTGTCACCGGAAGCGGTCGCCTCCAACGACGCGGGGCAGGACCGTAAAGGCGACGAGGTGAAAACCTCTTTCGGGGAAACGTGGGAGCTTGTCCTGCGGACCGGGGCGATGCTGACCGGTGACACTCAGGCAGCCGAGGACACATCGTCCCAGATCCGGTGGCGGGACATGTCCACCACCAGCCCCGGCGCGATCGTGGACGCGTTGGGGAAGATGCAGCAGATGCTGGGCGTCCCCGCCGAGATGCTGTGGGAGCGTATCCCCGGCTGGACCGATCAGGACCAGGTCCGGGCGGTGGACATCATCGAGTCCGGTGACCAGTTGGAGAAACTGATGGTCACCCTGGGGAAGCAGACCCCGCCGCAGGACCCGCAAATCGCTAGCGGTATCGGCGGGAACTAGGTGTCCTCGCCGGGCAGTGTCGTCGGGGAGGCCGCCGCGGCACAGTTGACGGTCGCTACGAACGCCCGCGCCGCGCAACTGGCGATCTCAGCAGCGACGATGCGGGACGCGTCCCGGCTGTGGCCGCTGCTGGACAAGAAGCGGATCGAGGCGACGTTCCCGGGATGGCTGCGGGCAATGTCAATGCTGATCCGCGGCTACCACGGGCAGTCATCGCAGGCCGCGGGCAGTGCTTACCGCGCGGCGAGGCAGCACGCGACCCAGTCACCGGCGCCACGTTCCCTGATCCATGTGGCTCCGCCGCCGCCGGATGAATGGCTGCAGAAAGCGTTGGGGTTCGCAGGCCCCGGGCAGCTCGGGAAAGATCTAGCCCGCCCTAATACGGCCCTGACGACAGTGCTCGGGACGGCGTCGCGGATCGTGCTCGACGGCGGCCGAACCACAACCATCGAAACCGTCCACCATGACCCCGTCGCGGTCGGCTGGTACCGGAAAACCAGCCCGGACCCGTGTTACTTCTGCGCGATGCTCGCCTCCCGCGGCGCTGTGTACAAGTCGGAGCGGGCCGCGGCGTTCGAGGCGCACAACACCTGCCACTGCCTGCCCGCGCCGGCGTTCACCCGCGACCATGCGTTGCCTGACATCAACCGGGAAGCCCAGCGGATCTACCGCGAGTCCACCCGGGGCGTGAACACGGGCGAGCAGATCAAAGCGTTCCGGAAAGCGTGGGACGCGCGCATTAAACCCGCCGAATAGGCGATTCAACTTCCCCGTCCAGGTGACGGCGGATCGCACCAAAACCCACTGCCAGCCCCAGGAGGGCGTCAGCATGACCGAACCCCAGAACCCCGCCGTACCGGCTCAGGCAGCCCCCACGGCACCAGCAGACCCCGCCCCGCCCTGGGGCGCCGACTTCGACCCTGAGCGGGCTTGGAAACTCGTACAGGACCTCCGCACCGACAAGGAGAGACTGGCCGCCCGGCCAGTTCTCACCCCGGAGCAGCAGCAGCAACTGTCCGAGTACAACCGGCTGGTCGAGGCGTCGAAGTCTGAGACGCAGCGGCTCACCGAGCAGGCAGCGGCTGCGCAACGAGATGCAGAGACCGCGAAGTCGGAAGCGTTGCGGTGGCAGGCCGCCGCGACGCACGGAATTCCCGCAGAGCATTTCGATCTGCTTGGCACTGGGACCGCTGACGAGATCACCGCCCGAGCTCAGAAGCTCGGTGCGCTGCTCACGGCTCAGGCAGCCGCAGCGACCACACCCGCAGTACCCGGTGCGCCACTGACGCGACCGGTGGAACAACTACGGCCCGGTGCCTCACCGGCCGGCGCAGTCGATGAAGACGAACAGGTTTACCAAGCCTTGTTCGGAAACAGGGGCTAAAACCCCTCCTTCGCTGGCTGCCTGACAGGACCCTCTCCTAGAAAGGCCATCTGATGGCTGAGTACCTCCCGCTTCATGCACCGGGGGCGGCGTTCACGCGCCAGGCCTCGGCGGCCATCACCGGTGGCCAGCTTCTGATCGTGTCCGGTTCCGGCACGGTCGCCCCGTCATCGGCGGGCTCCATCGCCTGGTGCGGTGTCGCAGCGAACGACGCTGCGTCCGGCGACAACTGCGGCGTCTTCGCTGGCGGTGTCCAGCGCATCGTCGCCGGTGCCGGTGGTGTGACCGCCGGGACCCTCGTGGAACCGGCTGCCGCTGGCGCTGTCGTCAACCACACCCTCGGCACGAACGACATGTACATCGTCGGTCTCGCGCTGACCACCGCGACGGCGGGCAACCTCGCCGAGATCCAGATGGAGCGCTGACATGGCATACACCTACCCGGCCCCAGCGCCGACCCTGACCGGGGATGTCGAAACTATCTCCCGGTTCCTGAACACCCCCACCCTCGTCACCCGTTACCTGCGCACCCTCGCGCAGCAGCGCTACATCGCGGACACGCTGCTGTCGCAGCGGTTCCAGGTGTCCGGCGGCGCGGTCCTGTACGAAACCGGGGAGTCGATCTTCACCACCGACAACCCGCGTGCAGTCGCACCCGGCATGGAGTACCCGCTGACCACCGCACCGACCGGTGCGGCTTCGATCGCGAAGACGGTCAAGTGGGGCCAGGACACCAAGATCACCGATGAGTCGATCAAGCGGCAGAACATGCAGCCGGTCAGCAAGGCGATGCTGAAGTTGGTGAACCAGAACGTGAAGTTCATCGACGGTATCGCGCTGGCCGCGATCGCTTCGGCAGTCACCGCCACCCAGGCCGCCGCCGCGGCGTGGGCGACCGCGACTCCGCAGCAGATCCTGACCGATGTGGCCACCGCGAAGGCGCAGATCCTGGCGCTGAACCAGGGCTACATGCCCGACACGGTGGTCCTGTCGGACCTGGTGTGGGCCCGCGCCTACGCAGCGTTCACCTCGGGCGGTTTCCTTCCGCGCGAGTCCGACCCGAACGCGACCGTGTCCGGACAGTTCGCGGTCATCGACGGGATGCGGTTCCTGCCGACCCCGAACCTGCCGACCGCCGGCACCGTCCTGGTCGTCGATTCGACGATGCTCGGCGGCATGGCCGACGAGGACCTGGGTGGACCCGGCTACTCCAACGCCGGCCCGGTCGGTGTCCAGGGCAAGACCATCCGAGACGACGACAACGACCAGTACAAGCTGCGTATGCGGCGGGTCACGGTCCCCGTCGTCGTCGAGCCGGCCGCTGGCCGCACCATCACGGGAGTCTGATCATGGCTGCTGCACAGCACGCGAAGGGCAACCACAAGGTCAAGGCGGCGCTGGTTATCGCCAAGAAGCCGGACGGCTCTGACCTGTACCTCTACCACGGCGCTGTCCTGCCGGACCACATCACCGATGAGGCCCGGCAGCAGTTCCTGGACAAGGACCTGGTGGAGGAAGTGTCGGCCGAAGAGGCCGCGGATTCCCAGCCCACGTCCGAGTCCAACTAGCAAGAATCGTCAGTTGAGGGGGCGTCATGGCTGACCCGTTCGCTTCCCCGCAGGACGTCGCTGACCGGTGGCGTCCCCTCACTGAGGATGAACTGCCGAAGGTGTCGGCGTTGCTGCGGGACGCTTCGGTAACGATCCGTGCCCGGTTCCCCGGCATCGACTCCCAAGTGACGTCGGGCGCGGTGGACAAGGACGCGGTGCTCGCTGTCTGTTCCCGGATGGTGAAACGGGCGATGCTCGCCCCATCCGACGGCATCTCGCAAACCTCGGAGACAGTCGGCCCTTACTCGGGTTCGCAGACGTATGCGAACCCGTTGGGAAACATCTTCCTGACCGCCGCCGACT